CGGTAAAGTATCGCAGGCGGTAGCTTTTCCACTTTGCCCGCTTGATTTCGGCTTCCATGCCGGATGAGATGTTGCAGCCGAATACCCAGACCTCCGAGCACTTGCTCATCAGGGCATTTCCGAAAAATAGCCCCAGCTCGCGCTCCTTCGGATTGTTGTCGTCCAGAAACTGAGGAAAAAGCAGATGCGGTGCAATGGGGATATAGCCCTTGTCCACGGCGTAGCGGCTGTACCTCTGCGCTGCTTTCACGTTGCCTTCTACATCGCCCGAAAACGGCGAACAGATATACACGATAGGTCGGAAGGCACGAAGTGCACGTTCCTCTTTTTCAATCATTGTCATAGCTTCAAAGGCGGTAGGGTCGTAATAGCCCTCGCTGTTGAATTTGTTTATACTCAATGGGAACACTCCTTTCACGACGGGCTTCTTGTCCGTCTCTACTACCCACTGGAAAAAAGAAGCCCCGTCGTACAAAAATCTTCTAATCTTTTTTATAAAAATCTGTCTCGTAGCCATCAGCGCGTAGCAGTAAGCCCTTTGCCCACGGCGGAGTTCTGCCCATTTGCTCACAAACTGCTGCTAATGACATACGCGGGTCCGCTTCGATAACAATCTCGTCGTGTATGTGCATGACAATGGAGCAGCAGCGTAGCGTCTTCATGGCATAACAGAGAACGTCGCGGGAAGTCGCCTGAACGATATTTTCAACGAGCTTCGGACCGTAAGAGTCAAGCCGCTCCCACTTCTTTGTGCCACCGACGCCCTCGTAGGTAATGCAATGCCCGCCGAACTGGTTTTCACCCATGCGCGGCTTAACATAGGCGAGCTGTCTGCCGGACGGGAGCACGATAAACAGCATCGCACTCTGGCAGTAGAACTTGATGCCATGAGTGACACAGATGCGTTTATCCCGAACTGCCTCCGTAGCAGCACGGTCAACATCCCACCAGAACTGCACAATGTGCGGATTTGCCTGTCGCCACGCTGTTACCAGCGGCTGAAGCTCATCTTCGGTCAAGCCCATGTCCAGAGCACCCATTGCCTTGAGCGCACCAACTGAGCCGCCATAACCCAGCGCAAGTTCTGCAATTTTGCCTTTCTGCCTTAAGTGACCGTTTATGCCATGCTTCTCGACCGGCACCTTGAACATCTGCGACGCGGACGCACAGTAAATGTCACCGCCGCCCTCAAACACTTCCTGTCTCCATTTTTCTCCGGCAAGCCACGCAATCACGCGGGCTTCGATGGCACTGAAGTCGGAAACGATAAACTTTGCACCATCTCTCGGAATAAAAGCAGTGCGTATAAGCTGAGAGAGGGTATCCGGCACATCCTCGTAGAGCATTTCAAGAGCATCAAAGTCGCCAACACGAACGAGGCTGCGGGCTTCAGCTAAATCCTCCAGATGGTTTTGCGGTAGGTTTTGCATCTGGATGAGCCGACCTGCCCAGCGGCCTGTGCGATTCGCGCCGTAGAATTGAAACATCCCACGAGCACGACCGTCGACACATACTGCGTTTTCCATCGACTGATACTTTTTCACCGACGATTTTGCAAGCTGCTGCCTGAGCATAAGTACATCGGCGAGTACCGGCGGCGCGGTCTTGAGCAGATCCACGACTACCTTTTTGCCGAGTGTTTCGGTCTCCATGCCGTTGTCGGCAAGCCACTGCTTCATCTGCTGTACAGAGTTAGGATTATCGAGCTCAGTAATGTGCTTCATAGCAGCAGTGAGCTCGGAGCGGGAGCGACCGTCTATTTCGATGGCTTCCTGTACCAGCGCTATATCCAGCGCAACACCTCGGTCGTTTATCTCTTGGTCGAGGTGATATTCGTCCCAAATGGACTCCGGCACTGGAAACTTGGCAAGCCGCGCCTGTATCGACATTTCTGTCTCCACATCGCGGATGTTATATTTTTTGAAAACCGACCACTTGTCCGGAGCGTGATACGGATAATTTCGGGTGCGTTCACCGTTAACTTTTGTCGGCGCACAAGGCTGACAGAAGTATTTGATGAGGTCCTTACCTTCGGTGAGCTTCTGTTTATCCAGCTTGATCACCGCGCCGACGCCCTCCAGCGACAGCGGCAAGCCCATCGTTGCCGCCCAGACCATGGAGCACCGCCACGAACTCGGATCAATATACTCACCGGTCGGCAGGCCAATAAAGCGTGAGAGGCAGATTCTCTCGAAGCTGGCGTTGAACGCCCACTTTGTAACGGTTTCATCGGTAAGCGCCGCGATGATGTCGGCGGGCAGCTTCTCGCCGCAGGCAAGGTCAACCACCTGAACAGCGCCGCCGTCCACGGAGTAGCCAAAGAGCAATATTTCAAAATCCGACGCTTCCGAGTATTTGTACAATCCACATTTTTGAAGATTAGCCGAAGAAAACGACTCAATATCGATTGACAAACTATTCATGTGACATCATCCTCTTTTCTGCCGCTAAACGTGCCGACTGCGCAGCTATTTTGCTTTTGTACCAGCCGATGTATCTGCCACACAAATTCACTTGATACCCGCCAGAATGCGGACTAATTCCAATTAGCCCTGTTGTGTTATCCTTTCTTTTGGCTCTATGGTAATCAGTGCGTCCATTGATATATGCGTGGTACATATTTTCTTGAGCAGTGACCCACTCCAAATTTGACACACGATTATCCGACTTATTTAGATTTTTGTGATTGACAACATAATTGCTCTTGGGCGGTGTACCGAAAAACGTTAAGGCGACAAGGCGATGAACATAGTAACGCATTTTTATGCCGTTTCTATCAGACAGTTGAATCGCCCGATAGCCATGACCGCATTGAACATCTTTTCGTATAAGGTTATTCCTGTGACTTTTTATCCTTCCGTAGTTACTTATTTCATATAGTTGCTCATATCCGGGTATGTCTTTCCATGTTTCGATTTCCATTGTTTTATCATCCTCCATACGAGAGGCGGCGGAGAAAGACAGTCTCCCTCCGCCACCTGATTAACTTACTGCTTTTCGTCACTTTCTTTGCGATTGCGCTTTTTCTCACGGTGTTCGTCTATCGCAAACTTCACGATTGTAAACAGATTCCCAATAAGGGTGCCGACCACGGCACCGAAGCAGACTGCAAGCATCATTGATTCCATATGTGTCATAGCAGCACCTCGTCAGTTCAAGAACTCGTCGTCATCGTCGGTGGCAAAGTCGGACTCAGCAGACGCCTTGCCGCCGAGAGGCTCACCGTCGCGGAGCTTCTGAAGGTTGTTGAGGCCGCAGGCAATACCCTTGTTACCGTTGCTGTTGAATGCGTAGAAGCTGATGCTGGCGCGACCATACACACCGGAATAAACCTCAGAGCGGGTCAGAATGGGGTTGCGGTCAGCGTCCACAATGCCGGGAGCGGTGATCGCATTGGCGTTGATGAAGTAAGCCTTCGCGTAGGCCTCATCATCGGGGCGTTCCGTATCGCCATCGCGCAGGGGCGTTTTAAGTGCCGCCATCGGAGGCACGGACTTGCCATTGCCCTTGAGCTTGGCCTCACCTTCGTGGTAAGCCGCCTCGATAGCAGCCTTAATCTTGGCGACCGTCTTGGTGTCGGACTTCGGAATGATGAGGCTGACCGAGAATTTCGGGGTACCGCCGTTGATGGATTTTGCCTCCCACGCATTTACGTAGCTCCAGCGGGTGTCGGGACCAGTGATGACCTTCATCGGGTTGTTTACCTTATTTGTGCTGTTATTCATAATCGTTTTCCTCCATAAAATCATTTTTGGCTGTGTTCATCGCCGGACGCTTATCGCTCTCCGGCACGAGCGTGGGTTTACCCTGCGGCTTTTCGATATACGCCGCGAGGAGTTCTTCAAAGCGGGTTTTGCCGAGCAGCTTCTGCATGGCGGTGACGCCCAGCAGCTTGCGCTCATAAGGATCGACGCCTATGCGTTCAACAGCAGCGGCAACAAGGGCATCGTTTGTGTATTTGCGGTTGGAACGGCCCTCGACCAGCTTGTAGCCATGCCAGTCCTTGCCGCTGATCGCCTGCTGCAGCGCGTAGTCCTTGATATCCGACGCCCATGCAACGAGATCGTCTACGCGGGTGAGGATTTCTTCGACCTCCTCATCAGTGAGCAGGGGCGGCAGCTTGAAATCGTAACGGGCGAGTTGCATATTGGCTTCCGCTCTGGCGCGGCAGTCGTGTTTTGCCTTGCAGAAGCCACACCATTCGCCGCAGAGAAAGTTGCCGTCACCGGCGAAAGCGAGGTCGGCTGTGGGTTTGAGTATCTCGTCCGTCCATTTGTAAAGCTCGTCCTTCGGGATTTCATAGGTGCTGACATTATCACGGCGGGGCTGATAGATGGTCATGCGCACCGAGTCGATGTCGTAGATGCCGTCGAACAGCTCCAGAGCGCCGAGCGCGTAGCACTGCATCTGCGGGTTTTCGGTTGCATCGACCAAAACGCCAAGACCATGCTTATAGTCGATGACCTGCAGGGTACCGTCCGCGATGATGATGCAGTCGGCGGTACCGAAGCCGGACTCTACCCAGCGGGAGAAATCCACCCGCTGCTCGATTAGGATAACGGAGTCGGTGCAGGTTTGCTTTGCCGTCTCCACCTGTTCGAGCACATAGGCGGCATAACCATTGGCGCAGTCGCTCATTTCCTCGTTGAACCATGTCAGGTTCTCGGTCGGGTCAGCGGCATCCATGCCCAGCGCCCGGCGGAGCTTGTACTCACAGAGTGCGTGGGCATCGGTGCCCTCAGCGGCGTAGTCGCTGCCTTTGTCGTCGTAGCTCTCACAGAGCCGAGCGGACGGTGGACAATGCAGCCAGCGGTCGGAGCTTGATGCGGAGAGAATGGCGTGTCCTTTAGGTGGCATTGGTCAGTCCCTCCACATCCGCAAGCAGCGCCTTGTAATTTGCCGAGTCAACACCGGACAGCTTATCGGCACCATACTTCTGGAGCAGAGAACGAATCTGAGCGGTATAGCCCGCACGAGACTTGTCCGCAAGAACGGCTCTGACCGCTTCCAGCGTGAGCAGCGGCTCTTTTACGGGTTCTGGTGCTTCCGACGCTCCGTCGTCGTCAAACTGCTCCGCCAGCCAATTAGCCGCGCCGCTGATAACAGCAGCACACCTGCGCAGTTCTTCGATGGTCGAGGTCATCTCGCTCATTTTGCTCATTCGTTTGCTCTCCTTCCTTAGATTTGCTTTGTGCGGCGAGGATAGTGAGGTTTCTCGCCAGCCGCTTGGATACGACGCTGATCGCGGTCAAGACTTCAATCAACTTATCGTCCGTATCGGGTACCTGTCTTGTAGCTTCCATTTGGGCTTCCTCCAATCTGAGGACTTTTCGGTTTTCCCTGTCCTCACTACCCACTGGAAAAAAAGAAGCCCATCGTACAAAAAAAGCAGAAAAATAATTTTGCCCTCCGCCAGCTTTCTCTGACAGAGGGCAAAGTGGGGTGATTACATGAGACCTAAGATACGTTTGCGCAGGCGGTCAAGCACCTGCTTTTCACGATAGACGGCTTTGGATTTATACCAATCGCCGCCGAACTCACGCTGCAGCGTGTCCGCCATTTCGGTTTTCGAGCAGCCGTCCATAATAAGCTCACAGATGCGCTTGCCTTCGGGATCGCACTCTGCCAGCTCGTTGAGGAGTTGCTCCAGCAGAAGCCTGTCCACAAGGACATCGGCAAAGCTGGCGGTCGGGTCCTCAAGCGTATCCTTGAGGCTAAACTCCTCGCCGTCACCGTTTTCCATCGGCGCGTCGAGAGAGATGGTATTTCCGGCTGCGCGGTATTCGCAGGTGGCGCAGTCACCGTCGCACATCCAGAGTTTTGCTTTCTGACACATACATTGACCGTTTTTCTGCGCTTCCTTCTGTAAGCGCCAGAGGGGACGGTAGTATTCGCGGTAGACCTCATCGGTTACCGGCACCCATGTTTTTGTATTGCGGATGTAGATTTTGCGCCGATTGTCGTTGTTTTGCATTGATATTTCCTCCTCAGGTTGTGATTTGTGTGAGAATCACAGGAGGAAATTTTTTATGAACTTACACACAAGATTTGCCCGCGTCATTGTTTTTCACAGAAAAGCGTGATATAATGATTTAGTAGGATTTGTTGTGATTTGCTTATCCGCTCAAATCTTGCGCAAATCGAAAAAAGCCCCTGTGACTTCTCACAGGAGCTATCCAATAGTTAGTAAAGTTATCGTGCTATGGTTAGTATGGTTATTAGCGATAGCAGCGATATTTGTTTATCTATGGAGGAAATCTATGCCAATCAATGACTGCCCACGCCTATGTGGAGGCGTGTTTTTAACTTATTTGCTTGATGCCCGTAAGCAGCGGTTCGGTGTGAGGGAGCATTATAGCGGAGACTCCGACGGCCTTTCTGACCCAGAAGCCTTCGCTGACTTGATACGCATTATCAGCCCGAACTATACAGTTCCGGCTGGAAAGACCTTCAAGGAGAATACCTCCTCATATAAAAACTGCCGCAAAAATGCGGGAATATATATTCCGCTTAACGGAACGGCGGAAACCCGCGCTTTTGATGAGTGCATAAGGACGGACTATCAAACAGCGCTCTCTCGGATGCTTTCTTTCACTGACACCTATCTCGAAACAGGAGAAAACACAAAAAAAGACGAGTACCTTGTTGAAGCACTCGTCGAGATTATTTCCGAAGATACATCCATCGAAGATGATGCCGAGTTTTACGCGGTAGAGGACGGCTCTACGATTTCAAAGAGAACACTTGTAGTTTCGACCCATTTTTGCTTGCAGGCTTTTCTGATTGGGATCTGGCATTACATTCTGCAAAACCGCCCCGATAATATGCAGGGGCGTAACACCATTGAGAGCTGGAAGCCGACTGCCGGATACACGCAGAAACTGACTGTGACGAATTGCATTGTTCAAGAAATCGAATCGCCTGATTCCGGGGATACCACACCTGAGTATGCGGAGACGATTATTGAGGAAAGCACAGACGAGCAGGCCGGTGCTCAAAAGAAAATGAACACGAATCAAATGGTTTTTATTCAGAACGGCAACAACAGCACACAAATCGGTAGCGTCGGAACTTTGACAATAAAGCACGGCGATTGAGGAGCGTGATGATATGAGTAACGAAATAAAACCCATTCAGCCCGCTGACATAGCTCTCAGCGGACAATCACCTGCGCCGATGTCTTTTACTCAGACTGGGAACAATGGCACACAAATAGGCCGCGCCGAAACGGTAAACAATGAAATTCACGTCAGCGTTTATGATACATCAACGATCAAGCCGGATGGGACGATACAAAGGACAAGCACTCAGCTATCCAGCGAATACTACAGTCTGTTTGTCCTTGGAACTGGTGAGCCGTTTGAAGGAATTGAAGGCAGCTTTATTGTACGGGGCGACCGTGTGCTTGAAAGGGGCTATACAGACGAAGAAATACGAGACGCTTTCATTTATTTGACTGACGCCGACAGAGAAACCATAAAGTCATATCCTGCACTCTTTATGTCAGAAAACCACGACTATGGCAGAACTGATGAAGGACAAATGGCATATTGGGGGCGCGTGACCGCCATCAGCCCTCATGGGAAAGACACTAAAATCAGGTATCGTTTTATAAAGGAAATACCACAGCAAAAGCTAAATGGGCTTCTCGAAGAACTCTGTCTTTTAGGTGCAAACTGCTTTAATGAGCTTAATCGTACACATTGGGCTATTAAAAGAGTAAATCTGTTTGAGGAACTAACGGACGCACACATCGACTTATTCTAACTACACGGAGGCGAAACATGGATAAAGAACAAAATAACGAAATGCCGGAAAAATGGGTAAACCTTGAGGACATTGCCGAACATCTCAGTTTAAGTCAGGACACCGTGCGGGCATGGGTCAGAGAAGGCAAACTTCCTGTGTACCGTGCCGGAAAGCGCTATAAATTCAAAATATCCGAAGTGGACGAATGGGTTCGTGAAGGAAAAATAAACGACTAACAACAATAACAGTAACGACACGGGAGGTGGCGCTATGGATAAAATCAAGCATGGAATAGAGCGTATTGAAATCAACGATGCCACCTTGAACGGTGTCGTTATCGAGCCGACCCTCATCAATTTCTTTTTCGGAAATAATGGAACAGGCAAATCTACCGTCGCAAGAGCCATACGGGATAAAACGGGGCTGACATGGCATCACGATGTACCAGCCGACGAATATGAGACTCTGATTTTTGACCACGATTATGTTGATGCAGAATTTCGGAGCTTCGAAAAGCTACGCGGTGTGTTTACGGTAGGAGCGTTGAATGCCGACACGCAAGAGAAAATAGCCACAAGAACGGTCGAGAAAAGAGGCTGTGATGCGGCTGCTTCAACGGCACAGGCATCAGCGGCAAAAAAGAAAACGGAGCTCGATACCTTGCTGGAAAACTTCCGCGCCGTTTGTTGGAGCCACAGCGCCGAGCTTCGCGCTGCTCTCGGCAACGCGATGACTGGGTATAAGGGCACAAAAATTCTCTTTGCAACAGAAGTGCTGAAAGGCACCTCTCCTGTGGAATACAATTTACACGAGCTGCAAGCCATGTGTGAAACGGCGTTCAGTGCAAGTGGCAGAAACTATCCGCGCTTCAATAAGACGGGCTCCTTTTCGCAATTGGCAAGTATGTCTGAAATATACAAACTGCTCGGCGTTCCCATTACGAGCAGCAGCGATTCCGAATTTGCCAGATTTGTCAGCGCACTGAATGCCGCTGATTGGGTGAGTCAAGGGCACAAGCATTATAGCACTGCTGCAAATGGTAAATGCCCATACTGCCAGAGAGAACTTCCGGCGGATTTTGAGGAGAGCATTGCCTCTTACTTCGATGCCCAATACCAGCAGGATGTTTCTAATCTTCAAAGACTTCTCGATGCATATTCTGCTGATATGAATGGGTTTATTTCCACTCTTGAGGCTAATCTGCAAGCGGAAACGTTACCCAAGATAGATACTACTGAGTACAAAACGAAACTGGAATTGTTCAAGAGAACGGTAGAAGGCAACATTCGGAAAATAGCGGATAAAATTAAGGAACCGTCCTCCGTCGTCGTGTTGGACGATGTAAAAATGGTTCGTGATGAAATCAACGCTATTATTGATGGATTTAACGCCATAATCGACGAAAACAACACTATTATTGCCTCGAAGGGCGACAAGCAAAAAGAATGCATTAAGAAAACGAAGGAACTCATCGCATTTACGCTTGCCGCTGATATAAAGGCGTATAATGACTGTTTTACCACGCTCGATAAGGAATATCATGACTTCCAGGACACATACAAGAAAAACCACGACCGCTCGGTAGAACTTGATCGTGAGCTAACCGCGCTCAACAAAGACGGTGTCGGTACGAGAGCCACAATTGATGCAGTCAATAAAACATTGCGCGATGCAGGGCTTCAGGGTTTTCGTCTTTATC